ATCAAATTCAACAAAACCGTTTATAGGAATGGTTTGTGATTGATTATTATATAAACTAATAATAGTGTTTTTATACATCATTGCACCTGGACCCATTGGACCCATTGGACCCATTGGACCCATTGGTCCTGTTGGACCGATTGGACCGATTGGACCGATTGGACCGACCATACCTGCTTGTTCACTCAAGACTGATTCAAAATACATGTCATAATTTTCACTTTTATAAGGTAATACATATGAGCAATCGTAAGAATCATAATCATTCTTATAAAACATTATGTTATTATTTATGGGTTTTATTGAATTATATGAGCCATCTTCTGTACCTTTTTGTATCGGAGGTATAGCAGAAATACTATAAAAAGAACCACACGTATTACCACATAAATCCATATCTATACACTGAATGTATATTTTCTTTTAATAACTAAAACGAATAACACCATGTTCACATTGAATACAATTGTATACAGTTGTATTTACAAAAAATCACAGAATTCACAACACACAATACAAAAAACACAAAAAACACAAAAAACACAAAATATTACAAATATTACAAAATTTACAATTGTAATATTTGTAATCTTCTATTCAAAATTCATCGAAATATGTAAACATTTGTGTATACATAAATCACAATTACAATACGTGTAGTTGTCACCATAATTATTTACACAATTACACATAGTTTGTTGTAATTTGTAAGATTACGTGGGGTCACAGTTTACTCTATTGACGTGACTATATACATTTTTAAGCATTTTTTGATATAGAATTGTAAAGATAATAACTGTATATTCGGTAGAAAAATTGAAATAAATTTGTCCAATCTTTACGTTTATAAAAAGACACGAATATAAATAACCAAATAACCAAATAACCAATATGACGCAATTAGTAGTAAACCAAAATAAATTTCGTTTCACTTATAATCCAGACGTAGAAGCACTACTTAAATCATTCGCAAATATACATGAAGACGAAGAAAGGAAGGAATTCAAATCGTCATGGTTAGATTTTATAAACGAAAACAAAACAATATTAGATGAGGAAAAAAAACGGTTAGAGCAAGAAGGGTATAAAAATGATGTATATAGCAAAATGTTTCATACAATAAAATATTATTATGTCAAGAAAAATAAAAAGAACAAAGACAAACGTAGTACTTCATTATACGATAGTCCAATGAAAGATAAAAGTAGAACGTATAACAAATTAGATAAAGAACAGTTAAGTCTAATTGTCACATTTATTAACCAAGACTTACAAGAATATAAAAATACAAATAATATAAAACCACAATACTCATACAATCGTTTTTTAGAAAAACACTCTATAGAAAACAGTAAGTTACAATTACAGATTAAAAATTCATATAAAACTCAATATTACAAAATAAAAAATAAAACCATAATATAAGATGGATAATTTAATAAAAAGTAATGATGACAACAATAAAGAAAGAACTCAAGCAACACAACATAAAGTCATTGGACAAGGTTCATATGGATGTGTAATTAAACCAGCATATTCAAAATCCTCTACAATAAAACAAGATAAAATATCTAAAATAAGCTTAATTGATGAAACAAATGAAAATGAAATACAAATGGGGGAAAAAATAAAGAAAATTCCCAAATACAACATTTTTTTTTCACCTATTTTATCATCAGAACCATTATATTTACATAGTTCAAAAAATATTGAAACACAAGACTGCCATATGGTAATCGATTATGAAAAAAAAAATGCTCCAGAATCAAGCAAAGGAAACAAATATATGGTAAACACAATAAATTATATAGGAAAGCATTTATTAGATGAACATTTTATTGAATTATTAAAAACTAAGAATTTTCGTTACATTATAGGACATTTAATACAATGTCATTGTCATTTATTAAAGGGTCTAATGAAACTAAAAAACAACAATATTATACACTTCGACTTAAATAGTGGAAACATAATGATATCTGACAAAAAATACACTCCTATTTTCATCGATTTTGGATTAGCTTTTGAAGCTACCGACAAAGGGATATCATTAGACCCAACCGACAGTCCTTTTTTTACACATTCGAACGATTATAATCCATGGTGCATTGATATAATATTTATTTCTTATTACATTCACAAAAAGGATAAACAATTACATGAAATAACCATAGATAGTAAAGAACTAATGTCATTAGTTAATAGTCAAATACAACTGAAATCGAGTATATTTTCAAGGTATATGAACACAAATCAAGTAAATGAATATAAATCTAATTTAAAAACATTCATATCTGATTGGAATGGAAAGAAAGCTATTGATTTATACTATGAATTATATCATAAACGGTTTTCATGGGATAATTATGCGGTATCTATCTTAATGTTAAAAATAATAAAAAATATGGGGTCATATACACCTTTCGTAAAAAGGTACGAATCCATACTTATAAATGTACTGGTTGCCGCGCCAAATAAACGAATGGATGCAGAAGCTACTCTGAAGGAGGTTATGAATTTGCCAAAACAAACAAAGCTATTAGATGGAACGCAAATCGCCAACATGCGAAAAAAGATTAGAACTCAAGATATAATACATAATCTTAACAACTCAATAGTCGAAGATAAGCGCCGGCAACTTGAACTTACACAATAGACAACAATGGTATGGTTTACACGAGTGTGGTCCCATTGTTCCAAGAGGTATATCGATTTTGTGCAATACAGTTACGTACACTATTGAACGTCTTCATTGAGGGAGAGTTTAATGCATTAAGTAAAGGAAACCCCACACCTGAAAGTAGCAATACGTTTTCAACGTTGATATCTTGAATATCTACGGAATCATCAGTAGATACGTTCCAATAACAAAAGTTAGGGCGTTTGTTTAATAAAATATAAGACGCAAAATTATTAAAACGACAAATCATATCAGTAAATGAATTAGTTAACCTTCCAAATAAAACCCATGTTGTATCTGATTTATCAATCATTGATTGAATTTGTATTGCTGTATTAAATAGAAATGTGAATAACTTATGATAGTCACATATGGTATTGCAATTGTACTCTATTGTATTTATAATGAATTCAACCGCATCAACTATTGTTTCACAGTGTGAAAAGTCTATCCACATTGGATTTACTCCAATACATATAATACGTTTTGTATACTGTTCGCCGGCGTACCACGATAATCCGATTGACATTCCCAATGCTTGATATAAGTGTTCTTTATTATCCGTATACATAGTCTGACTAATGTCAACTATGGGAAAGACTCTTTGTATCTGTAGTCCCTTAATAAAATGTCTCTGTTTATTCCACAATTGTTGAATCCTATATGTATGGTATTCTCGTTGATGTACAGGCAACGATATAATGTATACAGCCTCGCGAATAAAGTATGCCGGTTCGTAACTATGATATAATCCGTGGTACTTATTGTTAGATACACTTGTAGTATTGAGTTTATTGTACCAATGGTTATGTATTTTGTAATCACATATATTAAGTTGCTTAGTTCCATACGTATAATAGTTCCACTGTTTTTGCTTAGAAAGAGTGGTTTTTGAAATGGAATTAAAATCTATATTATCCATATTGTGACCACATTGATGTATTTGAAACGTATTAAGTGCTTTATTCAATAAGGAGACCTTTTTACGGTAATATTTACGTGACTTATTCATGGCACGTTCATATGAATATGTAGTCTTTGCACACGACAACCATTGTGGCTTATGAGTTCTAACATATTGTACTACTAATTTTTCAAATATCCAATGACATTTTTTATGTTCTCGTGGGATCCATTTTGCTACATTTGTTAAGAACTGTCTTTCCATAATATGATTATGTTTCCATGAATTTGTATCTGTTTCTAATTGCTCATTCATAAGTTTAATGATTTGCTCTATCATCAAGTGATTTTCGCCTTCTGTTGTATTGTCTTTCAGAAATTCACACATATACTGACAATCTTTCCAAGAACCATATGACGGTTGACCGGTTATTGAGTTGTCATATATGAGTGATTTAAATACACATAATCCTGCACCAGGGAATACACTGTATAATTCGCTAACTAAAAAATATGTGACAAATCTGTCTCCTTTACCTAAGTAGAAATCACGTGTATATAGTATCATCTGAATAAACATATGCAAATAAGGAGATATTTGTTTTTGTTCATCATACGTGTGTTTCAAATTAAGCAATAAATCTTTTACAACATAACGGGCACAACAAGGAATGTTTTGCCTTTGGCGACATAAAATAAAAAATATAGTAGTTAATTTTTGTTCGCAAACAATAGAATGGTCATCTTTAGTTAGCAATTGAGAATCAAAAAAAGACCCATCGTTCATTATCTGTCTATTTAGATGGGGGTATATAAATATAAAATATTGTTCTATATGGTTTTACTTCAACATCTCGATATCGTGTCATATAGACAGATTATGGTATTTCATTGTCTTGCGAAAAGGTTTTTCTATATGCTTATCCTTAGTTAAAAATCTAACAGTTTTTTTACGTTTACCATTAGTATGCTCATTAGTATCATTGTTTGCTTTCAATTTAAGTATAGGTCTCATTTGATGTGATATAATCGTTGATTGTTTTGGAATGTCGTTACTTTTGAATATAAGTAAAAAATAAGAAGATGAATGAAATATACGCAGAGACGGCGGAAATGATATAGGTTCTATTCTCAGATATTCGCGAAAATACCTTTCTGATGACATTTTATCCTTCAAAAAGAAGTCAATCCCGTCATGATCAAGAGAAATATGAAAAGAACACATTCCGATAAGAGAAAAATTATCGTGACAATCATTAATAACATTATTTATGGTGTCCTTTGTAAGAATTCCTTCATTATCTAATGGGACACGATCTATTTTACTTTCAATAATATTTTTTGCGTGATCTAAATAAAGGATACCACATTGCAATGTGGATAATGGTTCTTTTGTAACTTTGCTATTAATACTTAATAAATATTCTTCCTCTTCTATCCAACCCATACGAATAAGTAATAAGTAATAGGTACTTACGATTTTAGGTAGTAAAACTTTAAATTTTTTTCACGATTAACTAATTTACCAAACATTTACTGTATTACATTGTCAAAAAGTATATAAAAGATTATTACCTTTATAATATGTCTTGATACAGCCAATGTTAATAAAAATAAAACAACCCGTATTATAGAAATCTATAAAAGGTATATATCTAATATACTCTTGTACAAGACAGCAACCTGTAATAGCACAGGTCTCGTTCCATTGAAGTAATCGGTATTATATACGCTATAAACCATTTATTAATTAGAACGTTGTAAAATTGAACTTACTGTATATAATGTAAATTTACATACAGTAACCAAATTACCAGTAATAACATTGTATAGAATGATTTCGTTTTGTATTCCAAGAGTTTATAAACATTACACTACAGATTTTATTCATGAAAAGTTATACAGCTTACATCTCGGAACAATAAAACGCATTACAGAATTCCCTTGTAAAAAGGATGGCAACTATAAAAAAATATTTATTCACTATTCTGATTTTGAAGAAAACAAACAATTGTATTACCAATTATCGAAAAGAGGTTACATCAATGTAGTATATGATAACCCATGGTATTGGAAACTATATAAGGCATACTATCAAGTTCCTTCATAAAATAAAAATGAGAATTGATGTGAAATGCTTGGGTGAAGTTCGTTTATATACCCTTTTGTTAAAGATAATGACGACGGATGATAACAACAAATAGGAGAGTAATAGATCCATTTTTTTTTTTTTACTTCTGCATCTTTCACTTCTCGTGAAAATAAATCATCCAAGATACTATACATATTCTTATATTCTATAAGTTCACTTTTGATACTATCTTTCATAGTGTTCAGTTCGTGTAAACGTGTTTGTTCTTGATTATACTGATGTTCTTGTAACGTGCCACGCGGTATCTGCAAATGTTCACGCTTATCCCATTGAAACAATATATATTGTTTTTCATTCTTCACATTTCGTAATTTTTCAATCAAACTTCGTCGATAATGTTTGTATCGTTTAATAACTTGAAATACATTTACATGACTGATTACTGGGAACAAATATTTTATGTGTTCCGGTAATAACAGGCTACAATGTAATCTATGTTCCTTTATTTTCTCCTCAACTTCATTAAACTTGTCAACAATCAATTTGTTAATCTTCTTCTCATCTTTTAGAAAAGTAATCTTACTACTTGTCATTTCAAGTGAGGTGTATATGGTATCTAAATGGTTGGCCATTTGTGAATAACTTTCCATAGTTGATTCCAATTTAAGATAATGTATCATAGACAATAGGAATGTAACTATTGCATTCATACCAGATGTAATTTCCAAGTTCCATTTATTACAAGACAAATAAGGTGATGTAATCGTTAGTAACGCACTAATAAGTAATGTTGGAAACATCAAACAATGTAATTTGTGCTGGGTAATCATCTTAGCCTCCAAGTATAGCTGTGTTTGCCCCTTAATAAATGTAATTAAAATATCAAGTTCATTGGAATAAGGTGTCTCTTGTGATGAATCATAATAATAAGAAACACTTTTTTCTACATCTTGGAACTTTAATTTTCGAAAGGGTGTGTTATAAGGGACCATTGGTTTCGTATCATCGTTGTATGTTCTATCTGAACCATCAATATAATATCCTTGTTTTTCATTATGAATCTCTTCTTCTACATCTATATCAGCATCACTATTACTTCCACTACCATACACACTTTCTAAAATTATAGGACTACTTCTCAAATGTTTCAATTCACATTGAATATCTATATGCTGTAACGATAAATCATTCACTTTTAATTCTTGAGTATCGCCTAATATATCTTGAGAACCAACATATTTTCCACTTTCTATATCATATAATGATTTGTATAATGATGTGGTGGGGTTTTCACATAAAAAATTTGTAGATATGTCTACTTGCTTCCACTTTTCCATTACACATAAGGAAGATTTTTTTATCAACAACAATGTAATATTTTTACATGTATTTGTTATGACCACACTAAATATCTTATCTTTCACGATTGTTTACCATTATACGCCTCTTTACAACTTGTTTTACTTACATTTTGGTCTTCCTGTTCCAATTTATTTTTGTTCAAAAATTGCTCTCTCATTTCATCACACCCACAATGGTCTTCCGTATTTAGATCCGATTTTTTCCACATATGATTATCATTATGAATAGCCCAACGACCAAGTATGTATCTTGGTTTTTCGGTAATGCGATTGTAAATTGATTTTATTCCACGTGTTAGCATATTTTGATGCTATGTTACTATATTTATCTACAGTAACAACAACTACTACAATAATCAATTTTTATGGTAAAATTGATTATTCTATACGTGGTCTCAATGTAATGAAATAACATTATAACATTATAACATTATAACATTCGCACAATGCAACAACCCATAGACGAATCCATCAAGAAAATGATGGAAAAATTAGAAGTAACCAAAAAAAATAAATACACCCCCCAAGATAAACTATGGATGCGAAATCAATTAACCGAGTACAATAGAGAAAATAATTGTTATATTATGACAACCCGTTTCAATAATGAAACATTAGAAGAAAATAAGAAATATAGGGAAAAATTAGAAAAAGTAAAGTGTATATACTGTTGCCCAGATGAAATCTCGTCGTCTATTCCTTACGAAACTACACTATTTGTTTTTGAAATGAACAATGACCATAATAAGATAGTAGGTATAGGAAAAATTAAGAATGTTCCAAAAATACAAAAATATAAGGTATATAATGATAATAATTATAATAGATTCCAATACATTGGAAAAGAACGTGTTTGTCGTAGTGATATGGATGATGAAGAAGAAGAACTTATGCTATTATTTGATAAATGGTGCTTCACAGGGATGGGGCATCTAAAAAGAGGCCAAGGTATAAAAAGGTTCCCATTGGATAAACTATATTTCTATTCACGTTTTACAAATATCCATAAATGTGTAGAAAATATGTTCAGAAAAAGAAAATCCGTCTAAGAATAAAAATATTTGTCTAACAATATAATAAAAGTAAGGTACGATAAAAATACAATGCCTTCTTACGATGTTAACACGTATTCAGATGATGAACTATTACAAATATTAGATTTAAATGACCCAAGTGACCGTGAATTAGAAGCAAAAATTGTTTTTAATATAGACAAATATATGCATATAGGAAATGCGTCTGCTAAACATTTGGTAAAATTTTTTGAAGACATTTATACACATTTTTTTTCTATTGAGTATGACAATGACAACGACAATGACAACGACAATGACAACGACAATGACAACGACAATGACAACGACAATGACAACGACAATGACAACGACAATGACAACGACAATGACAACGATAACTACAACAGGGGAAATCAATCATTATTAAAACCATACAAATCTCGCGTATTACGTGATACGCCACATATAGTTGAATCATTAGTCAATCAATCCCCACAAACACAAGTAACTGTGCCTCGTGAAATAGAAAGTGGGCAACAAAATCAAATACGACGTGAATTTGTAAATAGGTTGATTACAGTTGATAGCACATATCGTCCAAACAAAAATGCTATGTCAACTTATTTTACATTCACACTATCTGAACAACTAAAGAATGTAGTTTCAATGAAACTCTATTCTATTCAAATACCCAAAACATGGTATACTATTAGCAATACGTTTGGTAGTAATTTTTTTAAGATAGAAGGAAACGTGCCAGGTATAAATAATGGCAACCATGATTATACTATCACTATTTCCCCAGGAAATTACACACCAACAGAGTTAATTGATGAAATTAATACAAGCATTGGCATAATGAAAACGCAAAATACAGATGTTAGTTTTGGAAACACGCAATTAATATATAATAATACAAATTCGATTACCACAATAGAATTGGACATTAATAGGCATTTCAATGAGACCGCATATAATTTGAATTTCCCAACATTTAACGAAATAACCAATAAAAACAGTAATCAGATTGACGATAGTCGTCGAAAATCAATTCCGGCTTTCTTAGGTTTTACCAACCAATCTTACAATCTATTTGAAATTAGCGGGATCGACACTGGTACTTCATCTAATATGAGTGTAAATACAAGTAACCAAATTATAACAATAAGACAATATATTGGTCCAGCTGAATACAGTAATGAAACGAATACACCAACATTACTTACTTTTACCCTGAATCTTGGATTGAGTGATGGACAACACACAGCAGAAGATATCGTAAATGCATTCAGAAATGCTATTAAAAATAATATATATTTATCTTCTGAATCATTACTCACAATGGCTACACCTGGAACAAGCATTGCACTATTACAATTAAAATTAAATAGAACCACCACATACAATAGTACAAACACAAAAGTAAGAATCGAATTTCCTGATTCATCATCGTTATTTGTTGGGTCTGGGTCGGTATTCAACTTTTCTTCCCAGTACATAGAAATTAACACAATCAAAAACACAGCACAAGCAGTAGGGGAACAAACTAACAACATTGTTATTGACAGTAATGACATCCCTTCTATTATTTTAACCAACAATGTAAGCGGATACGATTTGTCTTCCAATGACATTAGTTTTAATATATCTGAAAGCGATGGTACCGGATATACAATTACCACATTAATAAATGAAATCAATACAAAAATGGATGGTCAAACCGGAAATGGAATTAATCCAACGAATTCAAAAGCATTTATTAACAATGTCGATGGTTTCTTCAAGATGCAATTTGATATTACAAAGAATATTCATGAAACGGCATTACAATATGACCTAAGTGGAATATTAACAAGCATATTTGATTTATCCGAAAATGGGATAGTCAATAACTTATCTGGAAATTATACATATTCTAATAAAATAGGCTATCAATCCGATTATGCCGTACCTAATGTTAATATGATGACATTTACACCAAGACAAGTCGGTTTAAATTTTAGCAGCGATATTAGTTTTCATATCGATTTGAGTAGTGGTTATATAGACAACAATGTAATTAAAATCAATGATTTGGAAGATGCAGTAAATAACGCATTTCAAACTTATGAAG